CGCACGAAAGGGGTGATGATATGGAGTGTATAGAGGTCAAACAGTTCAAAGAGAAAATAAAGCATGATGCAAAATCAGCAACATTTACAGATTGCCGGGGTAAGAATCACACTTTGATATTTGGATATCAAAAAACCGGATACGGTCAGAAACGGTTCTTTCTTTGCCCTAAGTGTTCAAAACGTGTAACAAGACTGTATTATTCGGATGGTGCATATTATTGCCGGGAATGCGTTGGAACAGACGTATATAAGGGCATTAAGAACATGACAAAGGGCGGTTCGAATGAAATAGCCTACAGAATGAAAAAATACGCATATGAGCATGATATAACGTTTGATTTTCCGTTTGATTATATGCAGTTTATCAATGATAAAAGGACAAGAAAGCAATCTTTCTTGAAACAGTTGGCGGTATTACAGGGATTGGAAAACATGAGATTTCAGGCAATTATGAGTAAAACAACATATAGTTCAAAGGTGTTATCAAGCGTGTGCCGGGGAAAACATCCGTTATTATCAGCGGTAACATTGTATGATCTGAAAAACTGGTTTTATGATTGGAATACAGGAAAACAGATCATTGTATATAATGCCCGGTCTATTATCAGATAAGGTGGAAAATAATGACAGGTGCAGAAAAATATTTAAAAACATTACTCGAACAGAAAGAGTATATAAACAATATGATCAGACGTAAGGAAGAACTAATTGAAAAAGCAAGGACAGTCAAAACGGTTGATACTTCTATTGAACGTGTTCAGACCAGTCATAACACTGATCGTATTTGTGACATCGCAACGGAGATTGCAGCACTGGAACAGGAAATTGAGGAAGAAGATGCAAAACTTTGGAAATCAATATATGAGTTTAAGCAGTTAATGAATAATGTGCATTATATAGCTTATATAAGGGTTCTGAATCAGATTTATTTTCTGTTCCATACACCTGAACGTGCTGCACAAGAATTGAAGCGGTCAAGGTCGTGGATATACACCAAGCATGAAGAAGCAGTAAAAGCATTTGAACAGGGAAATGAAGAATTTTTAAACAGGTGGGTGATAGAGCAAATGAACAACAGTGAACAGATTGAACAGTTAATGAATCAGTTATATGAGATTCAACAGAGGAAACAACAGGTTGAAGATGAAGAATCAGAGATCAGAGCCACGTTGTTGGAAACTATGAAGAAAGAACAGATTGAAAAATTGGAAAATGTGAAAATTAAGATTAATTATATTGATAAGTCTTACCGGAGAACGGTGAACGGTAAACTTCTAAGAGAGTTATACCCGAATGCATTCCGGGATTGTACAAACAGATCAGAAGTACAACCACATTTGAGAGTTCAGATGATGTCAGCATGACCGGAGAATTAAAAGTTGAATATGTTGTTGGTGGTACAACTGTAAAACATTATATGACCCAATTACAGCTTTCGGAACTACTGAAAGACACAGATATTATTCTATTGTCTGTAAATGCTCCAACAGTTAAACGGTACAGAAGAAAGAAACGATAGATCAGCGGAATACACAGGAAGGTGATATTATCAGCAAGAATGAACAAGCATTGAACAAATTGAAATCGTTGGTTGATTTAGATACCTACATAAAAATGTCTGTAATGCTTGCCGGGGAAACAGTCTATTTTCCGGCAGTAGGTACACCAAAGGATAAGCAGGAAAGAAATAAACAAATCTGTCAGGCATATTATAGCGGTGTCAAAGTTCCTGAATTGGTTGAAATATATGGATTGTCAGAACGTCAGATATGGCGAATTATAGGACGTAGAGCGGTATGAAAATACTGCTCTATTTTTTTTCTGTCATGTTCTAAAGAAGTGTCAGAAGATTTATGATTCACATACTGATATACTTGATATATAACGAATATATCAAAGAAAGGATGATAAACGAATGGAACTTGAAAAGTATATCAAGGTCGTAAGAGAAGCAATTAACACAGGATATTATGATGTTCAGGATGCTTTGATGAACCGGGATGAATCATTGAAACGGCTTAAGGATAAGGGGTGGAAAGATGATGAAACAGCCTATCAGCAGGAGTATCAGAAAATTATTGATACATTCAATCAGGAAATAGCTGACGCACAGGCAAAATATGAAGAAAAAGTTCAGGAAGAAAAAGACGGTTATATGAAAGAGGTAAAAGAGTTTTATGCTTCTGATGGTAGCCGGATTGATCTGAATTTTATGAATCTAATTAAAGCAGAACTTCCGTTGACTGTTGAAGAAATTACAGATGCAGTGATTCAGAATGCTGACAACCCAACAATGATACGAGTGATACACAAGTATGTATTAGAGCGTAATGCACACTTACCGGAACATAAAAGAATTAAATTAGATAATAAGTATCAGGTAGCATTTTATAAAGCAGATTCACATGGAAAAAAAGAAGAAAAGATATTTGATACATTTATCAGTCTTGCAGCTTATGCGATAAAGTACCCAAGTGAAAATTATACGATTTATTGGCAGAACTTAGATGAATATGAGGAAGATGCCATTTTGGAACTTCTTAAAGCAACGCTGATTATTGATGATCAAACACAGGAACGTATTAACGAGATCGAAGCACAGCGAATTGAAAAGAACAATGAAAAGAATAAAAATTTAGATCATGGTTTGTGGCATGGTGCACTTACATTCTCATAAATAACAGAAAGCAGGTGAAAGAATTTGTATACAGAGGAAAATTTGAAAACAGAGGTTGATGAATTACGACAAAAAATTGCATCAACAACAATTACTGATGAAGCATTCAACGAGATCGAATCAGAACTTTTAGAGTTGGAGCATAAAAGAGGTGTCGTGAGAAATCAGGTATTAGCTTTAGTTGCAGAAGCACAGGGGATGTGCAAATTAGATGCAAAGGTTAAGGGAACTGTAAACAGTTTATACAGTGAACTGAATGCCAAAAAACTGGAAGATTCAGGTGTTGATCTTACAGATGAATGTGAATTTTATAAGTATCAACAGGTACTAAACAGACAGCTTAGTTATGTGGATTTCTTAAAAGTTGAATTAAGAAAAACAACGGCTTTAATGATGCGATAAGAAGAAAGGATTTAGATAAATATGAAAAATATTAAATTTAAAGAATTAGTAACTGACAACGTTTTTGATTTTTGTGCGGTATTGAGTGCAATCGGTTCAGAAGAAATCATTGGACTGTTCGACAAAGAACAGATTGAAAAGATTCAGGAAAAATCTATTGAACTGAAAGATATCGGTGTTGTAATGGCAACAAAGATTTGTGGTGTTCTGATCAGAAATCTTGCCAAAGCAAGAAATGAAATCTATTCATTCTTTGCCGGATGTACGGAGCATGATGATGGTACAAAGGTAACAGTTGATGAACTGAAAGAAATGAAATTTACAGAATTTATTAAAATTGTTCGTGCATTCTTTGGTGCTGCTGAAATCATTGCATTTGCAAATGATGTTGCTGACGCTATGGGTGTAAGTGTAGATCAGGAACAGACTGCTGCTGAAATTCCAACAGATTAAGGAAAGGGGGTGGCTAATCGTTGGATATTTTTTCGTTGGTCGGAAAAATAACGATCAATTACGCTGATGCAGTGAACAACATTGAAAAGGTTTCAAAGTCTGCAAAGGACACAGCTGAAACACTGGAAGATGTTGATAAAAAGGCAGATGGTGCAGGTGATTCAGTAGAAGATGCCGGACAAGCTGCCAAGAATGCAGACAGTGGATTTACGACATGGAAAGCCACGCTTGCGAATTTAGCATCTACAGCAATCACAAAAGTAATTTCAGGATGTACACAGTTAGCTGAAAAAATGGCAGATGTGACAAAATCAGCGGTTGGTCACTATGCTGAATATGAACAGTTGGTTGGTGGTGTTGAAACACTATTCAAAGACAGTTCCGGTAAACTGATTGACTATGCTGAAAAGGCATATAAGACAGCCGGGATGAGTTCAAATCAGTACATGAATACAGCAACGTCATTTGCTGCTTCACTGATTCAGGGTCTTGGCGGTGATACTGCAAAAGCGGTTGAACTGACCAACCTTGCTATAACAGATATGTCAGATAACGCTAACAAGATGGGTACTGACATAGGTTCTATACAGGACGCTTATCAGGGTTTTGCAAAGCAAAATTACACGATGTTGGATAACCTGAAACTTGGTTACGGTGGTACACAGTCTGAAATGATCAGATTGATAAATGATTCAGGTGTACTTGGTGAAAAGATTGAAAGTTTGGATAACGTAACGTTTGACCAAATGATTGAAGCTATTCACAAGATTCAGGATAACTTAGGTATAACCGGAACAACAGCACTTGAAGCAGGTACTACAATATCAGGTTCATGGAGTTCAGTACAGGCATTATTCGAAAATATCCTGACAAAAGTAGGTTCAAAACTTGCACCTACTGTTATGGGATTTTTACAGCAGTTGTCAGACTGGATGGAAACCGTTGATTGGGATGCGTTTGCAACGTCTGTCGGTGATGCCCTACAAAGGGTATTTGACTGGATTCAAAAAATTGATTTTACAACATTCTTTGAAAAAGGAATGGACGGTGTAACAGAGTTTATAGAGGGGCTTGGAGATTTTGCAACCAAAGCAATAGAAGTGATTGGTGATATACAGAGTTTTATTGATATTCTCATTACATTATCACCGATTATTTTAGGAGTTGTTACAACGCTTGGTTCACTGGCGGTCGCTTTTAAGATTGGAGAGATCATTGACAATGTGAAAACTGCAATGACCGGGTTATTTGCTGCAATGTCAGCTAATCCAATCGTTGCGGTGATTGCTATAATTGCAGGTCTTGTTGTGGCACTGGTAACCCTTTGGAATACAAACGAAGATTTTCGTAATGCAGTGACAGCTATATGGGATTCAATCAAAAATGTATGGGAATCAGTCAAAGAAGCGTTTGCGAATTTTGTTGCAGCTATTGGTGAGAAAATCGAAGTTGTTAAAGAGTTCTTTGGAAACTTGAAAGATGCTGCATCAGAGAAGTTTTCAGCAATGAAAGAAGTTGTTTCAGATAAGTTTTCACAGATCAAGGGAACGATGGGTACTATAATGCAGGCTGCAAAAACTGCAAAACATGAAAAATGCATATTCTGAACATGGCGGTGGAATCAAGGGAATTGCAGCTGCTGCAATGGAAGGTGTAAAAGGGTATTATTCAGCTGGGTACACATTCATTGATAATCTGACAGGTGGAAAATTGTCGGCAGTAGCCAATAAATTCAAGTCGAAAATGTCAGAAGCAAAACAGGCAGTTTCAAACAGGATATCAGAAATCAAAAATTCATTTTCAAATGGTCTTGGCAATGCCTATTCGACAGTTACCAATATACTTGGAAATATTAAAAATAAGTTTTCTAATATCATGGATTCAGCAAAGAACATTGTAAGTAACGCTATAAACAGAATTAAAAGTTTCTTCAATTTTTCGTGGTCATTGCCACATTTGAAATTACCACATATTTCAATCAGTGGCTCTTTCAGCTTGACACCACCATCTGTTCCACATTTTGGAATCAGTTGGTATAAGAAAGCAATGGACGATGGTATGATCATGAATCAGCCGACTATTTTCGGTTACAATGCTAAGTCAAATCAGTTCTTGGCAGGTGGTGAAGCCGGAAGTGAAACAGTTGTCGGAACACAGAGCCTTATGGATATGATCAGAGGGGCAACACATGACGGTGTGGTAGATGAAGTGCATTCATTACGTCTCGACCTCAATACGTTGATTGAATTTTTGTATAACTGGTTGCCACAACTTGCGAACCTGAAACTGGTAACAGATACAGGAGTGCTTGCGGGTGAACTTGCCCCGGCAATGGATGAAGAACTTGGTAAGATTTTTGATAAGGAAGGGAGAAGATAATAACAATCATATACTATCTAAAAAAGCAAAGGTATACAATTCTGCACCTTTGCTTTTTTTTTACCTATATAACCGTTATATGAGTTGTCAGGTGTATGTGAGCATGATAAAATACAAATAATCAAGGGCGGTGAATATGTGAAACAGTTAAAAAATTATGAGTGGTACAAAAATAACCCTGATGATAAAATATGGTGGGTAGACGATCATGAAAAAGTTGGTGAGTGGTTATTTAGTTTTGACAAAAAACATATTTTCAATATGTTCAGAGATTACCCACATGAACTGATTGACGAACAGAAAAAAATATTTGATGAAGAAAATCCATACTGGGCTAATTTCTTCAAAGATAGGGCGGTGTGATCACGTGGAAGTGCAGCAAGCGTTGAATGAGTATGAAAAGTATTTTGGTGTGAATTATTTCTTTTATATCGGACATGAAAAGAATGATCAGGAAATAATTCGGGAAATAGAAAATTGTATCAAGACCGGGAAAGCACAGAAAGAACCGGAATATGATCAGGGCAAACTATATTAAATGAGGAATGAGAAAATGGAATATCCAAGAAAAAACACAGAAGGATTGACGGCATTTGGAACGTTAATAAGAGAAAATAATATAATAAATGCTGATAGATGGAAACCGATTTCTGTATCTCAATTTGAAACATTTGTAAGTCAAGGGAGTTTGTGCAATATGCCCCGAGAGTTAAAAAAGAATATTGTATATAGTTTGCAGTACATACAATATATAGAATTACAGTTACAGGAATTAAATTTACATAGTATCATTACTACTATGTTATATAAAAATTATATCATTACGGGTGTATCTATTATTGAGGGAATATTTTATCATTTATTAAAATCTACAGGGAATTGGAGACAAAAAGAGTGGGAGTTAGTTCAGACGGTAAAAACTAATACATATCAAAGTCAAGGTGATAGTTTTAGAATTGAAAATCAAATATATAAAAAAATAGATCCAAAAGATGATGAGATGAATTTGGATTCGATGATAAAAAAGATTGAATCAAAAAATTTAATAGATATACAGCATAAAGGGTTTCCGTATATCAAAAGATTAAAAAGATTGAGAAATAGAGTACATTTGCAAATAAATGAACATCCAAATGATACAGATTGGAATACGTTTAAGGAGATTGATTATTTGTGGATGAAATATACCTTACATAGAATTTTGACTAACAGTAAATTTCAGAATGATGTAAATATAATTAGCTTCTTAAAGGTTACTAAAGAAGAATTGAATATATTACTTGCAGATCAGAAACAAGATGAGCAAAATGAGTGATTCAGTGGTGGCATTGCCACCGACTTGCCACCATTGCAGATATACAACACAAGGATGCACAAGGCGGTAAAGTCTGAACTATTAAAAAATACTTGATTTTATAGGCTATTTGAGAATGTACAAAGCTGTACAAGGATTTAAAAACAGAACACTTAACAAAGTGTGCATGTGGAAAGTATCGTGTTGCTTTCCAAACTTAAATCAAATAAGTTGAAGCATATCAATGTGGAATTAGAGATGGATGAGCTTGATTTGATGGCGGCGGAGAGTAAAGCGACCTATGAGGAAGTCAAGGATTATGTTTCTAAAGCAAAGCGGATTGAAAGTTAGCAACTTGTATATCGCACAGGTGAAGCAGAAATGCGGCATTATTGAGAGGGCAAATTATAACCTGTCAAAATTGGAAAACTCTAGACAGCCGAAGTGTCCGCCAGGGAAAGAAGCGGCTATAAGGGAGGCACTGGAACATTTTCGGATGATATGACGATATCGTAGAAATAGGAGAATCCTTTTTCTTTGACTTGGTTCTTTAAGTCCCTTTGTTAGTTTTGGTTAGTGGGACATAATTTTACATTTGAAGAAACGTGAATACGTATCGGAAGATAGATAGAGAGTTCAAACAGATACGAAGGAGTTTTGTTCATAAATGATAGAAAAAAATAAGATTTTAGAATCATGGATAATGGTGGAACATTTATCGGAGGGAGACATCGGTTTGAATGATAAGGCTATTCTCACTCTGAATGATTTGCAGGAACAGGATTTCTATTCTCTGTTTCTGCATAAAATTGAGAAAAAGAAATGGAATCGACGGCAAAAAGGAGGAGTCGTTGTCTATTTTGATATTTTTAAATTTCAGGAAGTTGTGGACATACTTCATGCAGAGTATGGTTTGGAAGCGACGGATGAGGATATTCGTTTCGGAGACAAGTTCAGTTTTGCGCTGTATTTCGATAAGAATCTTAATTTTCTGGAGGATATGACATTCTTTACAGAAAGTGCTTACATACGGAAATTCAAAAAAGTTCCCTATGAGAAAGAGTTTCGGGAATTTGAGAAAGATTTTAAAAATCAGCTTGCTCAGGATTTTGATGAGACAGCAGGGGATTCGGCGAAGTTTAATGCTGCGATGCAAAAGGAACTCCTGCGACATGAGGTTGATATAATAAATTGCCGGATGAAGATTTTGGGAAATATCGAGACTGAAGCGACGAATCTGCATTCTTTTTTCATCGATGATCTGGAAAAAGCAAAAAAAATCGAAACGGTTAATTTGAATGCTTATTTGTATGGAAATAAAAAGGAACGCATGAACCTTGACAGCAAAAAAGATTCAGTGAATTTTCATCCGCATCTGTTTGAACAAATTCTGCAGCCGAAGAATTATCCCTTGGGAAGGTTTCCAAGCAATACGACATATGCGCTTTCTCTGATGCAGCAAGTTGCGGTAAACTTATCCATCGGCTTTGACAACAATCAGATGAGAAGTGTCAACGGTCCGCCTGGAACCGGAAAAACGACGCTTTTGAAGGACATATTTGCGCAGTTAGTGGTACAGCAGGCGTATAGTATTGCGAAACTTTCGGACCATTTTATCAAAGGAACAGAGAAAACAATTTATTTTAATCATGCATCGATTGGAGAGATCCCGGAACATATTATCGAAAATAATATCGTGGTTGCAAGTTCGAATAATGGTGCGGTTCAAAATATTGTGAACGAACTTCCGTTGAGTAAGGAGATTGACAATTTTCTAATCAATGAACTGAAAGAAGCGGACTATTTTTGTGAGATATCGAATGCGAAGGTGTCGGTAGAGTGGCTGGAAGATGAGAACGGGAAGAAAAGAGAGGAACTGGTAAAAGAATCTGTTCCGGGAGAAGAAAAGTTTTGGGGAGTATTTTCACTTGAAGGTGGAAAAGCGAATAATATGAGCAATATCCTCACGAACATGAAGCATATCCACAAATATTTGGAAGAAGATTATCTGCCGAATCAAGGTATATATAAACAATTTCTGAGTCATTATGAGGAAGTAAAAGCGATTCGAACAAAAAGGCAGGAATTTGCAGATAGCGTTCGGATGTATCAGGAATATACTCAAAAGATGGAACAGGTTCGTGGCAGCTATCAAGAAAAATTAGAGAAGAAAGAGCATGAATTGTGCGTAGAACTTAAGAAGCTTGCAGAAAATAAACAGGAATGCGGGCAGCAGTTGGAACAGTTACATCTCAGTTTGAAAGAGGTACAAAACAGGGCAGAAGCTGTCCGAAAAAATATGGACAGTATGAACCAGTGCCTTCAAGTACACAAGGAGCAACGTCCTTGCTTCTTTGCGGGAAAGAAAAAGAAAGAGGAATATAGGAGCAGATTAAATGAGATTACGGATCAGTTAGTAAAATTAAATGATGAAGATATAGAATGCAGGGAACAGGAGAAAAAAATTAATGAAAATATTCATTTGCGGCAAACAAGGCTGAGTAAAAGTAATGAAAAACAGGAGAAGCTTAAGCAGGAGTTTAACAGTTGGAAGACGGTGGAAACAGGTAAAATTTCAAATTTGGAGAAAAGAGTCCGCGAATATGAAAATATAAAAAACGACAGTAAGACAGAACCGCTGAATATGAATCAGGAGTATGAAGATTTACAGATATCAAACCCGTGGTTTGACGAAGCGTATCGTGTCGCACAGTCAAAATTGTTTGTTATGGCATTACGTATTCGAAAACAATTTCTTTATGAGAACAGAAAAAATGTAAAGGCGGCCATTATCGTCTGGGATCAGCAGGAGAAGTATTTGGATCGAAAGCATGTGATTGAGGCGGCATGGAACTGGATCAATATGACAATTCCGGTGATTAGTTCTACGTTTGCCAGTTTTTCGCGTATGTGCAAAAATCTTGGAGCTGAGACACTGGGGCATCTTTTTATCGATGAAGCAGGACAGGCGCTACCACAGGCGGCTGTCGGTGCAATCTATCGCAGCAGGCATGTAATGGTGGTCGGTGATCCGTTGCAGATTAAACCGGTTCTTACGTTGGATTCTAATACCCTATATATGTTGGGGGAGCATTTTGGAGTGACAGAAAAATATTTATCTGCATCTGCATCCGCACAGATTTTAGCAGATGCGGCAAGTCAATACGGGTTTTATCGAAAACAGGACAAGGCGGAGGATTCATGGGTTGGAATTCCACTATGGGTGCATAGAAGATGTCGGTATCCGATGTTTACAATTTCGAACATGATTTCCTATGACGGATTTATGGTGCAGGGAATGGAAAAGTACGGAAAAACAGACTGGTTTGATGTTGGTGGAACGGCGAACAATAAATATGTCGAGGAACAGGGAGAATTCCTTTTGCATAAGCTCAAGGAGATGATAGATAAAAATCCGAAAATCTTAGATAAAAAGAAAAAGATGTGGTTTATGTAATTACACCGTTTTCCAATGTGGCATATCAGCTTTCTCAGAAATTACGGAAAATTCACTTTACCCGATATGAT